TCATTACTAGATTCTATGTAAGACGCCGTGACGTTTGAACCTGGTCTAGTCATGATGAGACCCAAATCAAATACAAAATCACCATCCGTGTTATTTTCACCTAATTCGATAATCGCGTCCTTTACGCGAAGATTCTCACTTGAAATTGCGGTTGTTTCTCCAATGACGGTGAGGTTTCCTTCTACGTATACGTCGCCACCAACCGAAAGTTCATGTTGTGGATTTGTATTGGCTATACCGACATTAGACGTGGTCACAAACCCCGTTGTGTTGTTCGTAAATTGTATAGTTTCTGTGGTCGAGTTACCCACTTCAGATAATCCCTGAAAAGTCAATGCCTTCCCACTATCCACGACTTCATTAGTTGTAATATCATAACACATTGCATTGGAATTCATGGCCTCGTTTACACGGATTGGCGCCAGGTAAAATCCTTCCTGTGACGCCTCTATCACATTCGACGATGCATTAATTATTATGGTGTTTACAGCTTGTTCGTTTGGAACATGCTTACCTATCCTGACCCTCTCGGATCTATCGATAGTGCTAAGGTTTTTCACCATTTATATTAGAGGTCATTTTAATTTAACATACAACGGTCCATCCGGATTTTTTGTATACACACAACGCATCTTTTTCTGTATCATATACCATGAGACCTATCGCAGGGTTCTTTATGTCTTTTAGTGCAGATGTTTTCATTCTAGGTGGAAGAAACCCGCATGTATTCGATTCAAATGTAGCTATCGCAGAAGGATGACCTTTATTTGTTCCCACGGCTAATTTTCCATTACCATCTATGGTCGCACGTGGGATCATTTTACCATCGGTATCCCTGGTTTTAAAAACAATGCCACCCGTATTACCCGCGGTTGTACCATTATTCGATTTAGTATACGCATTTATTTCGGCAAAAGAATCCATTGTGAGTGACTTTATCTCACCCAGTCTCGATGTACGGATTGGAACACCTTCCACATGAAATCCATGCGCTGTGACACTTCCATGGGTTTTTATAGAAGTCTTGGTTTCGTTACAACACGAAAGCACGTGTGAAAGTGAAATATTTGAGATGAGTGCGCCGTCTCCTTCGAGTGGTGCGGATTCTAATGTAGACAAACGAGTTCGTAATTCTGGGAGATCGGATACACCTTCGAGTGTGTTTTCACATTGTTCCACGCGAGTCTCAATTGGATCTATTTTCGTAAGTTCTGAATATACGTATTTAAATTTAGTGAGTTCATTTTTTATTGGATCTATATCACGTAATTTAATTATTTTCTTTTCAATGACACCAATTCTGTTTTCATTGGAGTGTATAATTGGAACGACCTCTTTTGTTTCATGAATGATAGGTGTTTGTTCGTCTATGAGCGCGACTCTTTCTTCTATTTCAGTGACCCGTGGCTCCACGGATGAAATCCGTTCGTTATGTGATATACTCGAAGAATCGAGTATATCTAGTCTTTTTTCGCATACACCTATGCTCGGTAAACGTTTTTCTATTGTGATAACCCGTGGTTCCATGGATGAAATTCGTTCGTTGTGGGATACACTCGATTCTTCAAGTGGGTCAAATCGTTTTATGTGTTCATCCAATTTTAAGTTTGTCCTCTTGATAGAACGTTCTAGGGTGGGTTTTACTTTCTCAAGTGGATCAAATCGTGGTATATGTTTTTCCAATTCGGATATACGAACGTTGGATTGTTCAAGATCCACACTTTTAGAAACACCTGTAAGTGTCGTGCCATCCCCGTAAAACTGAGATGCGATCATTTTTCCATCAGAATGTATGTTACCTTTAGAGTGAACACTCTTGTCTACGTATATAGAACGACCTATGTGTATATCCTTGCTTACCTTCAATTCATTAAATGTAGGTGAATATCCATCAAAATCTTCTATTTGGCCAACCGTTATATTAGACAAAAGCCCACCATCCGCTTGTAATTTATCGCGAACATATAGATTCTCTACCACCTCGCCTATGTCAACGTGTAAGTCGTATTGTACATTTGATAATAGACCGCCATCACCCACGAACTGCGAAGCTTTTACCGTTCCATCAAATGTGGTGTTTTTATTGACGTGTAACGCACCATCGGATTTATCGTGTATCATTCGTATCCCATGAATATCAACACCCACATTTTCATTTTCGGGGCAACCCTCTCCTATTGATAAAATGGGTGTATACACGTGGTCCTCATTAAGAGTTGTCATGTTTACAACTTCTAGGTTCTTGACCTGTAAATCGTCGATTTTTAGTGGTGTGCCACCAATTTCGACGACTTCTTTCGTGATCGTATCATACGCAAGTAAGTTCGATGCATTTGCATTACGTATAGGACTTATGTATAATCCGCTGTGTTTGATATCACGAATCTTGCTTTCTGAAGCATTAAACACAATGGAATTTTTAGGTTGTTCGGAGTCCGACAATCTCCCTAACCGAACCATGTCGGTGGGTTGGTTTATACCGGAGTTCTTTACCATTTAATATACCATTGTATTTTAATTTGCGTATAGTAAACCTGCCATGCCGTTTTCAACGCGTAATATGTTGTAATTGACCGCATAAATTGGGTCTGTTATCTTCATACTTTCGCTCATAATCTTTGCTGAGTCTAACCTACTAAAATTTAGCGTACCTGTGGGCTGTAGAGAGCTTGTGAGAAGACAGAAGCAATATAAAAAGAAATCTGGGGAAGTCACATAGTTTGTATGATAATACGCCATTACGTCTATATAATGCGTTTTAGCCCATTTATAATTACCTATATCAAGTCCATTTATGTTTAGCTTTACTTTGTTTGAGACAGAAGTAAGTGCACCATTTGAAGTTGTATCTGTACACACCAGATATTTCACGGGATGGTTAAATATCAATTCCTGATCCTGTTCTCCGGATGGAATATTTTTTTGAACTTGTGTGATGAGCATTTCGTGATTTCTGGATACTATATTACCGCGTTCTTCGTTGTCCAAGTAATAATAATTTGCGTATACTTCGTAATTGTAACTCATCACATTTTTCCAATAAAATCTCAATTCAACTTCGTGATAATGTAATGCAACTAATGGCAAAGCTGATTGTGGACCTTCACAGAAGAAGAACCTAAGGGGGTAAAAATACGATTTAGAGTTGATACCCGGGTGTGGACCATTGGAACTCTTAGAAACGTTCTGTGCGAATGTATCAATTGCGATTTTTTCGGTAAATATAGAATCTTGTGAATCTACCATGTGACCACCTATGTATAATTCGACTTTGTCTATAATTTGCGTCCAATCGGATGGATCGACAGCTTCGGTTCCATCATCTACTGCTATGTACACGTGCCCGAGCATGTCACCCGTTTTTTCAAATTTAATTGACGTCATGGAATCATTTGATACGTTACCGCGCATCAATTGCTTTTCCACGGATTGCGAAAAATTTGAATGTCGTTTAAATGTCGATGAGAAAAATGATATCTCTGGGTCACCCATGATGTGTTTATCTTGGGCGCCAACCGCGATGAGTTGTACGACTCCCGTCGACATTTATAATAACGAAAGGTTAAAAATATATCTATCTTACGCCCTGATTAAATAAATGGTAAATTCTTATTCTTGCACACAAATTTGAAAATCATAAAGTTGTCTATGGCGCTATTTATAGTGGCACCATCTTTATCTCTGAGTGTACACGTGAGACGGTCGAGTTTTCTTATGGGTGTGGTGTATTGTGATTCAACATCATAATCATCTTTGAAAATGATTGGATTTGAACCAGACTGAATTATAGTACCAAATCCCCTGTTAAGATTCGACATAGACGCCTGCCCACCGAACACGTTTGTTGTTCGCTGTGAGTAATTCGTGTTGAGTTCATCTACCGAAACGTGGCACACATTAGAAGAAGGTGCGTCGATTCGCGCGGCTATGAGCTTCGCGTGAACTATATTTTCAAGTGACTGCGTAAGGTGAACCGTAAATGTATTTTTGCTAGATTGACCAATGGTATCAACCGTTATGGTGTGATACTCGTAATCAAAATCAGGCACAGCTGGACGAGTTGTATTCACCGTATTCATTACTTATAAGTTAGATTAAAGATCCGCCAATTCCACCAATAATCTTCGCATCGGCGCTGTCCTTGACGAATTTTTGGTCACCACAAATTCCACCTGGTGTCAAAGCCTTGGTGTAGTACGCAGATTCTGGGGATCCTGGGGCACACTCAATCTTGTGCTCCAGGTCAAAGATGGAAGTAGGTCCAGCTTCTTCGGACGTCTCGAGGTTGACTGGTCTGGGCTGGTACATGCTTCTGCGTGGTCTCACCATCATGAGAACACACAACAAGAGGAAAACCACGGCGATCGTCTTGAGGGTATTTCGGTTCGTGGAGTTAAGCTTCATTTATTATGTAGCCAATATTTTTTATATTAAGTGCGTTAAAGAAATTGGATTAGTTTCAAAGTACAGAGTAATGGACGGTGAAATTACACTTGACCGAAGTCGTGGGAATGTACTGAAGCTTGACGATAATGAACAGGCTCTCATGGACGAAATAGAAATAGAAGTTCCACGTCCTCGTACGTCTCTACCAAAACCCACTGTGTATAAACCTGTCACTCGACCCCCACCCATGGAAAATTCCATGCAGGAAGACATAGATGCCTTTGCGAATCCAACGAAGCAGTCTGCACCACCACAGTATCAGGAAGACCCTGTTGACTATGGCGAATATGACCAAGAGGAAGAACAGCAGCCATATATCCAAGGTGACTATGCCATACAAGAAGAAGAGAGACCATCGCCTGGATACAAGTCCATAGACGAAGAAAAGGCGGATCTGGTAAACAAGCTCGGTCGTCTTGAAAAGAAGGGATTCACTGTAAACAAAAGACTTAACGCATATTCTGGCATTGACGATTTACGAACGGAGGTGAGGAGAATTACCTATAGTATAGATGTTGAGAAGTCTATTAAATTCTCTCGTAGAATGCTTATTGCGTGTTGTACAGGATTAGAGTTCCTTAACAAGAAATATAATCCATTCGAAATCCAGCTCGATGGATGGTCGGAGAATGTGATGGAATCGGTGGATGATTACGATGAAGTGTTCGAGGAACTTTACGTTAAGTATAGGTCTAAGGTTGCGGTTGCCCCAGAAATAAAACTCATTATGATGCTTGGTGGTTCTGCGATGATGTTCCACTTGACGAACAGTATGTTCAAATCTGTGATGCCTAATATGAATGATATTTTGAAGCAAAATCCAGGACTTGTGCAAAACATGGTTGACGCCGTGAAGAACACGACACCTAGAAACACGGAGGCTCCAGCGGGCGAACAACCAGGTGAGGAAAGATACGAAATGAAGGGACCTGGGGTTGACATTTCGAGCTTGATGGGCAATATCATGATGCCTCCGGTTCCTCCTATGTCGACTACCGCACCACAGCCAATTCCAAACATTGACCCAGACGATGACGATGATGCGATCTCCGATATTGTCGATGCACCAGAAGACGTCGAAGAAGATAGTGATGTGAAGGAGGTGAAGGTGTCTACCACGAAGGGTAAACGTGGTCGTAAGAAGAAGTCCGTCGAAATAAATTTGTAGATATAGTATAAATGATAGGGTACTGCCCCATCGAGGAAGAGCCACCAGTGCGGCTTCCTCCCCGGGTACGCGGGCCTCCCCGGAAACCCGAGGCGGATAAAAGGAGAGAGGACACAGAAACGAACTATGTCGTTTTGTTCTTTATCGCGGGCGTTCTTACACTCGCCGCGATGGATTCTGTTAAAAAGTAAATGTATTTCATTTTACCAGTCGCATGTAATGTGAATGGTAAAAGGAAGATTAGTCTATTTTTCAAGTTGTTCGACCATTTCTCGAAGTTCGTTAATCGCACCAACGGCGTACGGTATTATGCAATGATAATCAAGTTGAGCTACATTTGCACCCCAATCATCGTATGATGGTTCGTTTTTAGTTTCATTGGGTGGCGTGACATTCTGATATTACACTACAAATTTATCATGCATTTTCCAAGCGAAAAAACGTCGGGTTCTTCTTCTTTCATCTTCGGCATCTTGAAACCACCCTGTTTGTATACACGGAGTCGTTTATTATACATGGCGTGACACACAGACCATTGGTCAAATATGTCGTATATGTTAGGGTTATTCTTCTTACCTTTTGTTTCCCTCATGATGCGACCTATTGATTGGACGATATCTGATTTAGGTGTCGCAAGAATGACCGTATCCAGAGAAGGTATATCCAAACCCTCGTGCGCTTGGCTAAAAGTGGCAAAAATTATCTTTTTTGTACTCGATTCCGCGAGATCGGCTTCTTTCATACCACCCATGTAGAGACCTGACCTTTTTGGGAAACATTGATGAAGCATCATGCAGTGTTGGCGTCTATCACTTAACACGAGGGTTTGTCTCGTGGATTTCGCGATACGACTAATCAGTCCCACGAGCATAGAGTTTCGTTCCCTATTCTCCGTGAGTTCCGTAATCATCGTGGACAGGGACAGCTTACCGAATCTCGTACATGGCGGTGGATCCCTGAATCTCTGACACTCAAATTCGATGGGAAATACCTCCACGTCTTGTTGGTTTTCTCGTTCTACAGCAAAAAACGTTGGTCCCATGAACCAGTGAAGAACCTTCGTAAGCCCATCTTTTCTATTTGGGGTCGCAGACAGACCAAATATGTGTTTTGGGCACATTTTAAACAGGGATTGGCTAAACACCTTTGCGCATATGTGATGGGCTTCATCGACGATGAGTGTTCCTATGCTATCAAAATCACCGAATGTATACTCTTTGAGAGAAAGTGATTGTAGCATGGCGATGACGAAATCACACTCAACATCCTTTTTGTTTTGTTGAACTCGTCCGATTGTAGCGCCCGGACAAAACTGTTTGATTCGCTCTTCCCATTGATTTGCGAGGAATTCCTTGTGTACGATGATCATGGTTCTGTATCCCAGTTTACACGCGATGGCTAATGAAACGGTGGTCTTACCGAACCCACACGGTAAGCTGAGGACCCCGTGACCTGCGTCAATAGCCGCAGCAAGTGCGGCGTTCTGATGGGTGGCGTCTCGTAAGGTTCCATGAAATTTGACGCGAG